CATGGTCAGCCCAAGTGTCCATGCTTCAGCGATGTATCCCGTCGCTGTACCGATGAACGCCTGACAACTGGCATTGTCTGAACTGTTCCACAACAATCGGTCACACGTAACGGCCATTTGCTTGACGAGATGCACAAGGACTATGGCGGACCTTAGATCAAAGGTGCATCTTGTTATCGTGAGCGATCCGCCAGTGACGTTGTTGTAAACAACCCCAGAGCCACCGCTCCACGACCCGATTGATGTATCGAACAGGCAGTCCGTCATTTCAATGACGGCATTAGCGCCATTCTTGTAAATCAACTTGGTAATGGAGTTCATGTAGGAGGTCTTGCATGAACTCAGCCTGACCGTGCCATTTACAGCAACGATAGGCGCAAGGATTCCAGCATCCAAGCCTAAATCGTGGCTTATCTGGCAATTTTCCAGAATTGCACCACCGCCAGTCGGCGCGTTGATATAAACATTTCCGCACTTGTTAGACGTAAACCCGCCAGTGCCAAAGTCTATGTTCTGGAACTTGATCCAGTACGGTAGACCGGAGGTATCGTTCCAGTAAAAGACTGCCACCGTATCGTTGTTTGCAGAGGTAAAGGCTTTCAGGAACAGGTTGCTGATGATGTGCGGTGACGCCTCAGTACCGGCACCAATCGTCCCGAACCCAGTATTCGTAATGAAGTCGGTAACGTCACTTTCCTGATTGAAAGTAATACTGGTATTGGTACTGGACGCTTGAGTCCACCCGGTAGTGACAAGGTTCCCCTGTACGGTTGTACGTGCGGTAGCGGTATACCCCGGAGAACCTGTATAGCCTGGTTCGTTCTCAACACCCGCCCCGGCAAAGACCTGTGCCTCGGTATACCCACCCGGCAGCACCACGCCGGCATGGCTGGTGCGGTATCCAATGATTGCGTCAAACTCGTCCGCGAGGGTGTCCTCGTTGAGCATCATATGATTCAGCGGTGGCTTCATAGCAGACTCCAGATAATTAAAAAGGCCCACCCCGCGCACAATGAACAGCGGACGACGAAGGAACAATCGACCGTGCCCCAGAGGGGTGGACCTGAAAGCTGCCCGTGATTCTTCTGGGCATGACCTAGCAGGCGATTGATAAACGCCGCCACCCGGTTAGTCTGGCGATGGTCGTAAAACCACCGGGACCAGGAGACCACCGCGCCCCCGGTCAGGACGTGCGTTCCGTAGTCGAAGATATACACCGGCAGGAACTTCCACGGCGACCACTTGGGCTTGTACTTGACCAGGTGCAGGCGGGTGAAGCCGAGGAGGAACTGGATCAGGTTGTGGATGTAGTTGGTCACAGCGAGATCCCCGTCAGGCTTGCGGAGTATGTATTCCCAACCACCCCAATACTGTTAAACGCCTCCAGCTCGACCTCGTGACTAGTCAAGGGCGGGACGTAGAGGTCGAAATAGTGGAGCCGACCCGGTGAGCCTAGATTCTGGTGGTAGTAGGGAATGATGGCGGAGTTCCAGCCCGAAACCCCCGCAACTCGCCACCTGACATTAAATCCTCTGAGGTGCAGATTATCGACGAGGGTGCCCCACTCCAACCGATAGTAGTACCTGTTAGTCCCGTCGCCATTCGGGGTGTTGAACTTGCCGGCGGCAAAGATTTCAATATCCGCCACCACTCGGGGATCTGGCAGACCCGTCGGCGGGGGGCTGTCCTCATCGTTCTGCGAGTCGAGGTCGTACACCGCGTCGGCGTACTGCATCAACTGGAGCCGGACCTGATCGTCACTCTCCAGCCTGACGCCCATCACCCGAACGAGTTGGTCCGTCCATCCCGGTGTTTCGTGAGTGACCGAGACAACATCAAACACTTCAACGGCCAGTCCCTCAATCGTGCAGGTCACCTCACACTGGAGGGAATACCGAGACTGTCTCAGGGCCATGCCCGCCATCTGGAGGGGGCGTAAATAGTTGCAGGTTGCCGGGAGGTCGATTCGTGCTTCTAAGACTTCGCTGTTATCCGCCAGCAGGAAGGTCTCGGAATCGAGGATGGCAATGTCCTCCTGGTACTTGTTGTTGCGGTCGATCCACTGGGCGTGGATGCGGTTGAACCGGGACTGACTCCCCTCCAACTGGATAGACCACCCGCCGACGATGTTATCCTCGGTCAGGTTGAAGGTAGAGGCTTCGGGCTTGTCGATCTTGAGCTTGTACAACCCCCCGGAGAACACCAACGCGCCCCGGCAGGTACTCAACAAGACCTTGAGGTTTTCCAATACCCCATCATCGGGGTTGAGCAGTGCATCGCAGCCGTATCTCGCCTGAGTAACGCCGACGATGGGGTCGAGAATCCCATCCCCCCCGGTCTGAATGAAGATCTCCTGGTCACAGTAGTTGGCCGCGTCGATAAAGGACTGGGTGTCAATCTCAGACGGGTCAATTCCTCTGCCATAGCGGGCGTTGGTCAGGTAGTCGTAAATACACAGGGCAGGGTTGTCCGACCACGCCGTCGTTGAATCCCTGATGTCTAGAACCTTGATGCCCTTGACCTCGGCGGTCATCACCGGGACGCCGCTCACCCACGCCTTTGAGTTGTAGGTGAACTTCCCGTAGGTGTAGGCCACACCCAGGAGTTTGTGGTTGGTCGTCCATAGCGTGTCCACCGTCTCCGGGGTATAGGTCATCGCCAGTGATGCCAGGAGGCTGGCGGACGCTGCCTGCGTCTCCGTCCCGGTGTAATGCTCCACGGTAAAGAACCCGGCGAAGTCCGAGCTGGTGCTTAACTTGTCGTTGAAGTAGAGATTCTGGACCCCTTCAATCTCCCCCTCCGACCAGCAGACCACGAGGTTCAGGTACTTGTTGTCGGACTGCGAGGTGTCGATGGTGGTGAACCCACCCCGGCCCGTATTCCCAGACTGCGAGGACAACACCGAACCCGAGGTGACGGCTTGCGCCAGCACCCCACCGACCCGTCGCTTGCCGTAGACCACAGGGATGGGAGCCACCGTTCCCCGGACGTTTGCCTTGATCCCGGGGGCGGCGATCTTCGGGGGTTCGTCCAGACCCAGCAAACGAGTGGTCCCATAGGCCACCGCCCCGGAGATGAGGATGTTCCCCAGCGTCCCGGCCTGAAGCACATACAGCCCCGACCCGGGCAGTAATACGGATGCTCCGATGGCCGCGACTAATGGTATGGCTTGAGGCACTTGACCACCCTCCACACCACCGCCTCATCCAACTCGGTGAGGATGCGCGTGGGCAGTAGATGCACCCCCTTGGTGGGGTCGGTACACAGACTCTGCGCCCCGAGGACGAAGTGCATCTGCTCCGGCCAGAACCCGGCAGGGACGGTGATGACATCCCCCAAGACGGCGAAGGTGCCGGGGACTTTCTCCCCCCCGAGGGACTGCAACACCTCCGAGGGCATCTCCGTCTTAAAGTGGTTCAGGGCTTCGTCCTCGTTCGCCCACTGCCCCTTATAGCGGTCGGTGTACTTCATCCCCGTCAGGACATCCAACCCCTTCAGGGCGAGCATGGCGCAGTCCGTCTCCCCCCAGACAAACGTCTGCCCGAGCATCGACCGCGCCCACAGGATGACATTCTGCTCAGGGGTCATGGGAGTCTCGCCCTGCGACCCGGGGCCAACTGGCTACCGAGAGTTTGTATGATCCCCCAGAAGATTTGCTCCGGCAGGACGGCCACCTGGGCAAACCCCAAGTCCCCCGGAAAGTACTTCTGCTGCTCGGTGTTGTTGGAGTGCCTGCCGGGTCGCTTCTCGAAATCCGCCCAGTGACTGACCCCCTCCACCGAGCACACCGTCGTCCCGCTGTCGGGGTCCACCGAGATCGTCGGCTTGTCCATCCGCCCGTCAAAGATCAACACCGGGTCGGCAATGATCTGCAAGGACGAATCCAGCATCGCCACACGAATCTTCATCTTGCGATTCATGTACGACTCCTGGAGGAGTATGGCGATCACTGCCTGATCAACCCCCGACAACCCCACCGTGCAGGAGTTGACCAGCAGGTCACTGGTTTCCGAAATCCCCGAAAAGCTCAAGACCTGTGATGCGAGGTAGTTGTTGCTGTTCCACACCACATCGACAGGCCCGTCGGTCATGTAGATGTAGGGTTGGAAGTCAAACTCAAACAAATGAATGGGACGGTTGAGATCCTTCCCCCACTCATTCAGTACCGCCCCGGTTGCGCCCCGTTCACTCATTGGGCTTCTACCAGCTCAACGGAAAACCCCCGCGCCTTGACGCACTGGTCAAAGTCCACACTAAGAAGGTCAGACGCCAGCGCACAGGTGAAGTACGGTGCGGTTGAAATGATGGCGTTGTCCGCCGGGGTCAGGCGCAAGGCCGGGAAGATGCTGATGGTGGCATTCCCCGACCCGTCGGATACCGCGTCGGCGGTGACCATGTACACCTTCAGGTCGCTGGCAATCTGGATCCAATCCCCTGCCTTAAGGACGGTCTGGCTGAGAGACCACCCGTCCGTGACCAGTGACGTGCCAACCTGACTGCCCCCCTTCACCAAGGGGGTGCCGCTCGCCGTCCCCAAGGGAGTGTAGGCAGGGAGGGACAGGAGGAAGGTCGTGGACTGCCCCGCAAGGTTGGTCAGGAACGCCCATAACGGGGCGAAGGTCGCCCGGGTCATCGCCGAGTACCTGAGCTCGATCCCCCACGCATGAGCGCCCCTGGTTCTTGACTGCCTCCTCAGACTGTTGGTCACGCTCACCAAGGTGGGAGAGAAACTGGAGATCGTCGCCTCCCGCCACGCGGGAGTGACCGGATACCCCTCGGGGACGACGTAGGGGATGTCGCTGTTGACCAGTAACCAATCCCCCAACAACAATCCCGATCAAAAAGCCAAACATTCTTTTCATGTGAGTTCTCC